AAATTAATTGAGTTTTATAAGTAGAGTAAAATGCTTTTATAACAAATGCTTTTTACTCTGTTAAACTTAAAAATCTGTTTATTGTTGGAGAATGAAGTTCATGAGTACAATTAATTCCATTATTGCTTATAGAATAAAGCAAAAAAGAAAAGAATTAGGGATGACAGGGAGGGAAATAGCCCATTCATTGGAAATAAGTCAACAGCACTATTCACGTATAGAGAATGGATATACCAAAATAACAGTAGAACATTTATTCTCTATCGCGTTTATTTTAGGTGTCAAACCTAAAGAACTATTGCCTAATTATAAATTTTCAAATGAAAAAGAAATGATTAAAGCAAAACAATCATTATCAGCAGAAAGCATTATGCCAATAAAGAAAAGCGACATGTATCCCACATAAATATAGACAGGTATTCATTTTATTAAAAATAATGTGAACCATTAAGGACATAAAAGGGAATACGTTGCTCTACATGATGTTGCCGATGAGCATCACGTATTCGTTCGCTCACAAAAATCTGTTTTCCCCGAAAACGTATCCCCGTATTGCGCTTGGCCCAATCAATAGGGTCATCCTGATAAGACGCATTCACAAACTGACTGGTTGCACAGACTAAAGGCAAACTATATGGAGTCTCTACACTCCCCTCCCGTAATAACAATGCCATTGATTTTCCTCGGGTAAAAGGCAAATAGTCCGTATTAAAGACCCGTGCTCCATCTTCACTGTACAGTGATAACCCCCAACGTTTCTTCGGGGTCAAAACCATTCCTGAAACGAATACACACACATAAATGTCTGTTTGGGCTGAACTGTATAATTGCTTTTTATGCGCTAAATAGCTCACTTCCGCTTGAGAGTTGGTGGTATGATAAAACACAACACACTTATCTAAATGCGATAATATTGTCGGCAAAGACCAATAGCGCTCGCCTTTAAGGTGGATTTTTGTCGAAACACACAATAAGCCATTTGTGTATTACGTGTAATCGCACTTCGAAATCCCTGAAAGGTCCACACCACTTTTATCTAACTTTTTACTAATATCCCCCAGCACTTTTTTAACACCATCGAGCGTAACTCGTTGCTCGTTTAAGAACTACGTAATATCTGATGCAATAGCGGTCATACGATTATTAGCGTCGCTGTATGAGTTCGGCTCAGTGAGATTAATGCTGTAACTAGTGTTTTTTACGGTAAATGTAGCCGGTTGTGAAATGACTAATTCTGTATCGCTATTAACCCTGTCCACCATATAAATAAAATTAGCATTACCATTTTTAATTAAAATAATGGTACCTGTGCCAGAGACAATAGCAGACCCTGACACTGTGCTAACAGTGCCTGTTGTGTATATCATGATTTATTTCCTAAAATTTAGATACAAAAAAACCACATTAGTGCGGTATTTAATCTTCTAACATTGAAACGTCTATCATAAGCCCTTGTTCCATTAATCCAGAACCTTCTCGACTCGGAGGCATACTTATCCAGCCATCCTCTTCTCCTAAGAACTCGTATCGATACTCAAATGTTAACCCTCCCACATCATCAATCAAGACATAACGCTCGCTATATCTTTTGAATGTCCAAACTTCATCCCACGTGTCAGGGTCTATGTAGCTTCGTATGTTTGTATTATGAAAATACCCCATAGAGCGAGTCTTAATCATGCCGTACCGATGACCACTTTTGCCTGCGATTCTTAATGAGCCTTTGCCAGCGCTCCCCGTATTGACATCATAATATTTCTCAAAGCAGACCAACTTAGCAAGAGATGAAAATTTCATTTTCCCTTGCTCATCATAAACTTCAAGACCAACTCCGTGTTGAGGTATGCTTACCTTGGAAATCGGAGCAACCATCCATTGGCTATTTAACGCATAGATTCTCGGATAGCTATCATGAGGGCCTGATGATGACGTTAGTTCATCAGGAGTTGCTTTTCTCAAAACACATATTGTTTCGAGTTTATCGGTTAATTGTATCAGCCTATTATTTGTGTAAATTTCTACACCAACCATTTCACACCACCCATACGACAACATGACTTGAGAATGAGTCATTCGCTTGTGTCTGCCCACCACCAGAGCCATTGTTCTCCCAGCGATAGATATTGTAATCAACGCGGTAATTTAACGTGTTCCCAGATATGGAGTACTCTGTTCTCTCATTAGGCTTATCTACATGAAATTCACCACTCCATCGAGAGCGATACCGTAGCCAGAAATGGCAAACAACCTCACCTCCTAAGGAAATCTCAGGAATAGTAAGAGATCCATATTGGGACAAAGGAAGGTCAAATTGCCCCAAGTGGCGCGGTATAATAGTGTCTTCTCCAATAATGAGTCGCCCTTTCTCATCATATATTTCTAAACCCATGCCCATTACCATATCCCCATTCTGATACGCATTGTGCCTTTTTTATCAAACAAACGTTTTAATATGTTTGTTTCAATCCAGTACCCCTGAGCGTTATTCCCATATTTAATTTCTTCACCAGTGCGCATATTAAGTTGATAGCCCACCTTGTTTGCATGGCTGAAATTGGTTGATTGCAATACATTAGCTATTTTTGCACTGGTAATAGTTGCATCACCAATAAAAGCTTCATTAACAACCAACTGTCCATTCTTCACGATAAACGGTGTCACCACTTTGCCATTTAATGACGATATCACTGCAAAGTTTTGGGCATTGACCAGAAATTGGCTATTTCCTTGTGCATTAAACCCTAAGCCAATGCCCGTAATGACTTTATTCCCTTTGCTATCTTGCTGAACTTTCATTGTCCATGATGCGGAAATTTTGCCATTTATGTCGGTGACCACTTTCGACGTTTGTTCAATTTTGGCTGAACTTGTACCCACTTGGCTTTCAAGGCGAGTGACTTGCTGGGCGGTAGAGGTCACTTTACCTGAGACCTCAGTCACCTTAGTTTCAAGTTGGTTTACCGCATTCGCCGTTGCATTGGCTTTCTGTTCGCTGGACTTAGGTACTTCATTCGCCACAAATCCTTTCGGTGCCACCGATTGTTTGTTATTGGTATAAGTGCGGGTGATAATTTGATGGTTAACACTTTTATGCTTAGTGAGCTGATATTTAGCACCTCCTCGCAAATAGATATATTCCACAGAACCATTCGTTAATTGAGCTGGCCCCATCACAGGGGATTGATTTGTCCATCGCCAATCAAAATTATCAATGATGCGGTTTTCAGACTGTGTTCCCCATCCAGAAGCACTCACTTGCCATTCCACAATCACGGCAAAACCTTTGGTGCTGTGAGTGGCATAGCTGGGTTTATTGTCACTATATTGCCCTAAGGTCCTAAAAACCTTAAAGGCATAACGTCGAGAAGTTACTAATGGAAAAATAATCGGATAATAGGTGTTTTCATTGAGTTTAGATAAATCTAAATCCACCACCACAGACTCCGTTAAATCGGCTTTCACTGTATCTAATTTGCTGGATAACGTTTGTACCTGAGAGGTTGCGGACATCACTTTGCCATCGAGATTAGTTACTCGCGTATTTAACGCATTCACCACACTGCTATCAGCTTTCCCCTTAAGATTTGAATTGAGCGTTAAAATCTCTTGCGTTTGTGCTTGCTGTTTCGAGGTGAGGGTTTCTAATGATTTATTAATCGCTGAAACATTCCCATTCATCCGTGTTTCCAGTGATTGTCGGGCTTTCGCTTCTGCTTGGTCGCCTGTAACACGTGCTTGTTTCTCTGCGGAAATGAGTCCTGCGGTGACTTTCGATAAATCATTACCGGTATAATCACCACGAAGTTGAGTGGCTAAGAATTGGCGTTGTTGTGCTTCGGTTTTATCAGTCTCAATACGTGCTTGTTGCTCTTGTTTAATTGCGGCTGCCTGTGCTTCTGTTGCCGTTGAAACTTGATTTATCCGCTCAGCCAGTAATTTTCCTGCCTCCTCCCATTTTTTTTCACTTTCTTCAATCGTTGCTCCATGCCTCATCAACTCAGATAAAATCTTGTCATGATTTATCCTCATCAACTCATGTAATTCAGTAATATCGATTTGGTTAGCTTTACTGTTAATTTCACCCAATAAGTCTTGTGCGAGTTGGTCTCGGCTGATTTGCCCCGCTAATTCATCAAGAATAATACTAGCATCAAACTCAGATTCTCCCAGAATAAACTCAGTCCATTCGGAATGATTACCTATTTTATCTACCAGTCTTGCTCTAAAATAAAACGTTAAACCTGCTGATAACCCTGCCATTTCATAGGTTTTTGAGGGATAAGGAACATCAGATAACAGCATCAGACCTTCACCATTATTGGTTTTGCTGTACTGAATTTCCGTTTTTAACGTATCACTGGTGTTTTCACCAAATTCCCAGCCTAACTTAATGCCAAATACGAGCGGTGAAGCTCTAAAGTTTACAGGTTTAGGCGGGCTCCCTACTTTTCCTGTCAGTGTTGTTTCTGGCGCATTAGTCCATACACTGGATATTTCAGACGCATTTATCGCACGAACTCTCACCTGATAACGACCAGCATAAATGCCATCAACTTCAAACCCACATGTTGATGTTCTTGGCATTGATACCCAGTTATTATTATCTCTCCGCCATTGAGCCTCATAGGTAATGGCATTATCAACTGCATCCCAATCAACACGCAGAGTAATAAATGAAATACCTTGATTAACCTGAGAATAGGATGATATACGAATGTTTTTAGGTGGTGCTTGCACACTCGGTGGAACAATGGTGATTGGACGCTCACCTATTCTTGCGCCAGAGTCAATGTGATCGTAATTGCTTGGGTTATGGATTGCGCCAGTAATAGTGTATGTATTATCGCCATTATCAGTAATATTAACGACCCGATAAAGTTGTAATGTTAAATCATCAGCATCAACTGTCCAAACTGCGTTTTTCTCTGGTTCCTGTGAGTACTCCGTTGAAATTGTAATGATATTATCAGCAACCAGTGATACGGTTCTTCCCTCTGAGCGCCCGTTTGGCAGATTAACAATCAACCTATCACCAGCTTTAATATTGGCTCTGCGATCAAGTGTTATTTTTCTGCCTTCTACACGCGATATACGTCCACCATTATCTCTTCCAGCCAATGTAGAATCGGCAACAGCAATGATATGACCAGGAGAAGGTATTGCCCCCTCTAATCCTGTCGCAAAACTAATAACTCTGTCGTTAGCATTGGTGAGTAACGCCCAGCGACCTCTACGGTTAGCCTCCGTCTGTCGAGTGCAACCTATCGCTGATATTTCAGTTTTGCGTACTCCGTAACGACGCTGTAGTTTAATATCGGCCACAGCCTCAATCGCATCATTACTGTGGTTATTGGTGTCTGTGTAGGAAACTAATGCTTGCGTATATCGATTTTGCTGACTACCTCCTGAATAGGTAGGCTTACCTCCAACAATATTGGCATTAGTAAACGTTCTAAAAATACTATCTGGCATATCAGCGACAACATTAACCTTGTTATCAGCCCAAAATGTCATACCACGAAAAATAGCCGCTATATCTCTCAGTACTTGGTATGCCGATTCTTGCGATTGAATATAAACATCACACAGGAATCGAGGCTCCTTACCATCACCACCATGCCCATCGGGTACCAATTCATCACAATATTGCGCAATCTTATACAGGTCCCACTTTTCAACCTGAGAAGACTGGATCCGGTCACCACAGCCGTAGCGATTATTGAGTACTAAATCATAAAATACCCATGCCGGGTTATTGGTTGCTGCAAGTTTAAAGGTGCCATCCCATACGCCTGAATAGGCCCGATTAATCGGGTCATAATTCGTGGGCACTTTGATAAGCAAGCCACCTTTTGGGCGAACGCTAATTTTAGGGATGCGGTTATTAAATTGACGCGCATTGAAAGTAATAAACAATAGGGCCGTATTTGGATAACGCAATTTAGCATCGATAACATCAGTAACAGCAGAGATAGTAACCTTATCAACAATTCTGGCTGTATTCTGATTCTTAGTTAATCGTCGGACACGGATCTGCCAACCTGTATTTGCCTTGGGTAAGTCAATGCGGTGTGTTCGCTGGTATTCGCTGGTCGTTTTACCATCAAAAGCAGACTTTAATACTTCATTATATCCAGCACCATCTGTAGATAAGTCAATAGCATATTCAATTCTATAGCCTGTAGTATCCCCGTTATCGTGTTGTTGAAACAATTGAGGAACAGATAGTCTAATGCGCACAGCAGATAGCTGAGTGTTATTAATGCTCCGCACATAGGGCTGATCGTCTTTTAATTCCAACCCTACCGATGTTTCGCTATCTACTGATGGGATACCCTGAATGTATTCTTGGTGTTCACTACCCGGTCTAAATTCCCAAGTGACACCCTCAAAATTCTTAGTACCGTCCGCATTGCCAATCGGTGTATCATCAAGAAAAATACGAGTATCGTCTAAGCCACCAGCAATTTCACCTTCTGAGATAGCCAATAAAATCTTAGCTGTTGATTCAGAAAGTAAGCTATCTGGTGATTCCGTGGGCGTATGTCCGCCACCGCCACCACCTTTTGCACCATGAATTAATTCCATATTTCACCCATAAAAAAAGCCACATAGTGGCTATTCTGAAATTCGTTTATGTTATTGCTGATCTTCTGTATAAATACCTGCGGAAATGATTGCCCCACCTACCTCTCGCCTGTCCAGTCCATAAAGTAAAGGAACTGGATTTCCTTGCGCAGTAGAGTTTACAGCTCCGCCAAAGGCATAAGATGGTTTGTTATCTGAATCTTGCCTCATTGATAGACCTCGCGGTTGAGGTGAAAGCATCTGGTAAACACCACCAAGTGCTACACCTAAACCTATTGTTCCGATTAAATCGCTCGCCCACAAAGCAGCCCCCCAAGGGGCAAATGTCGCGACACCGATCATGGCAATACCCAGCATAGTTTGAAAGAATCCGCCTCGTTTACTTCCTTTAATGATTGGTGCTATGCGGATCTCTTCTTTGGTATCAAGATGTAATTCATCTTCAGCAATGTTGCGCTTACCTTTAAATACAGCAAACTCCAGCCCTTTCAGGTGTGCATTAGCAAGAAACGGCTCAAACCCATCATAAAGCACGGAGAGCGCCTTAATTGCTTCGCGAGGTGAATCTATATCTAATTTGTGTTCACGCCCAAACTTTGCGCCAAGAACACCATATAGACGTATTGTTTTTAGGCTCATACAAACTCTTTCCTCCGCACAATTTTTACGGTTCTATCTCGCCAATAATCACTGTAAGGAACCAACCTGCTGAGTTGACCATAAAGATGGTGAAGTAACATGCCATTCATAATCACACCAGCGTGATTAGGTACATCGGCTTGCACTTGCATGATGATCATGTCACCCTCTTTCGGCTCACCAGCAATATCAACAAAACCTGCTTTTTGGTAATTATCCATATACAAGTTTTCGCCTTCTTCCCACCAATACCGATCAACGCTGTAGTTATGTAACTCAATACCGTGTTTTTGGTGGTAGTAGTCCATAATTAACGACCAGCAATCAGCATAGCCCAACACAAAAGGCCGTCCTTCTAATTCTCGTTCACCTCGAGGGTAAATAATTCGAATATCACCCTCTGGGCATGATGCGATCACCCAAGGTAATCCTGTCGCATCACACTGTAGTTTATCTATTTCGCTAGGTTGAGTCGTTACACCATCACCACAATGGCTGTGCACAATTGCTATTGGCTCACCCCAATCTTCCGCAATGGCATAATCTTCAGGGGAAAGCTCGAAGTGCTCTGTTGGGTTATCTGAAAGATTGCTACAAGGAAAGTATTTTTTAACTCGACTTTTCTGACAGATAATTCCGCAAGCTTCTTTGGGATATTCGGCTTTTACATGTTCAAATATCGATTCTCTTAATTTTTTTGTGATCATCTCGTTAACCCCGCAGCGGGAAACCCTCCAAAATCTAATGGCTCATTCTCACCAAAGCGTTTTTTGCAATCACTAATAAGCCCACCACAACTATCTAGCGCTGGATCATCAACAGGGTTTCCTCTCTCATCAAAATATTTATTCCCTGAATATGAGCACCCATTACCACTACGATAATCGCCTTTCATGCACCAGTAACAAAGGTTATGGATTTGTCGAACGGGTATCATTACTCCCTGTAAATCAAATGGGCTAGACAGCTCGAACTCTACGGATTCGCCAACCACCTCATTAGTTTTACGATCGATGTAATAAACCTGTTTAAAACACTCATCAGGGTTAGCGGTTGGATTACCATCAGGAAAATTTTTGGCATCAAGATAATGAGAGAATGTCTCATAAATAGTAACCTTTGCTTGCACCATATCGTCAAACTGGAGGCACAAAGATGAGATTAAACCATCTATGTTGGCAACCTTTAGAGATGGTCTTGCCGGGCTGCCATCGCTATTTTTTGCCATCCCTTCAATTTCATAGGGCCATGCACCGTATTCATTGCCTTGCCACCAGATTGGCTTTGGTTTGATATCACCATTAGACTCCTCTATCTCTTCTGGCGTATGAGGTAGATTGTAAGCATGGAAGCGAAGAATTGGCCCATCAAACTCACTACCATCCACCTCAATTAATTGAACCTTATTACCCGGCTCTAATTTTTGTACATCTGCTGTGATATTCATGCGCTAAATGCCTGTTCAAACGTTGCTGTTAATTTCATTACTCCACCAGAGATGGGGATCATCGATATTGAATCAGCTTTAACTCGATAAAGACCTTTTTCACCAAACGGAGGAGTCCAAATAAATGATTTTGCTGTGTGTCGCCGAATGAATTTAAAAATAGGCATCACCTCATCTTTTAGTCCCATATAAGCAAATGGCCACGTTTGAGATTCTGGATTAATACCATCACCCGCAACTTGTTTGTAACCATCTCCAAATTCAACTTCTTTAATGCGATGTTTGAACTCACCGCTTGGCGAATCTTGTATTTGTGTTCGCCATTTAAACTCTTCCATTGGTTACTCCAATAAAAAAGGCGACACAAAGTCGCCTGATCAAATATCAGGATATTAATAAATATCCATTAGGTTATTTTATATATTCAGCCCAGAGAAACTTACCGAAGGAATGGCTGACTTACTTCGATGGAGAATTGAATATGTTAGTTAGTGAAATGGCAAAAGACATAGAGACCCTTCAAACACGTACTCTTGCTTTAGAGTATATAATTCAAGTAATGATTAGGAATATGTCTGATATTGAAAAAGAAAAACTTATTAGTGAATTAAATAAAGTATCGCATGATAGTCCTGTAACTATCGAGGCGTTTGGTATCATTCAGTCACATTTACATAATTAGTACCATATTATAAAGGCGGTTACTGTGCCGCCTTTATGCGATCTATCATGGTTCTTGCATATTTTTCCGCTCTCCCCATAAATGAAGTAAATGTTTCATTTGGGTTATAATCCTCTGTGTACTTAAATTGTAACTTTGGTTCTTCATCTTGGGTATTATTTCCCACTATCTCCGTTACTGTAATTTCTGACGTTAATATAGGTTTTTCACTTATTTTTATAGCCCCAATGCCATATCTTTTCACATCCCCTGTAATTTCCACTCCTGAAAATTTGTTTGATAACAATGGGAACTCTACTTTGATTTTCATAACTACCTCTCTTAATTGCCTTTGATTGTTCTTGATAATGCAGATGCTGGGTTTCTAAGTAAATTGTTAACCCCACTTTCCACCATTTGCTGGAATTCACGCTTTAATGATGAAGCATTGGCTTGATTACTTGACGGCTGTTGCTGTTGTCCATTTTCAATATTAATATCTCCTAAATTAATCTGTACGTTTCCACCACCAGCAATTTGAGGATTGCGAGCGATAAATGCTGTTGGCTGTGTAACCGACATTGGCGCTGAACCACCGACATGACCACCTGAAGCATAACCTCGCTTTCCTGCATCCATTAGTCGATAAAGGTTTGCAATACCTAATCGTTGCGTTGCTTCCTTGGTAAAGACGAACTCGCCTTTATGTACTACACCCGCTGGATCATGTTTTCCACCATCGCCTGTATAACCACCACTTGCAAATCCAAAGAAATTACCTACCGCACTACCACCAAATGCCGCTTTCATAGCATTTAGCATAGCCATCTGCATTAACATCTTGGTGGTCATTTCTAAGAATGAGCGAGTGAAGTCAGCAAAATTAGCTTTGCCCGTCAATACAAAATCAGAGAGACTGTTACTCATGCCCTGAAATGCTGATTGACTAATTTGAGCTACGTTACCGTAAACGTTTGTTGCCTGATCTTGAAATTCAGCAAAGCCTTTTTTAACGCCTAACTCCCAGTCAGCACGAATAGAGTCTTCTTCAGCGTACCATTCCTTTAATTTGTCCTTTTTTTCAGGAGTGTCAGCTTGATTTAATGCGCTTTCTCTTTGTTGCAATCGGCTAGATAGCCCTGCTCCTTCCCTCAATGCTTTTATTTTTGCATTAAGGTTGTCCATCCATTTGTTCTGTTGGTCTAGCTCTCTATTTTTTTGCTTTTGAAGCTCAACATCATCACCAGCTATGGCCAATGCTTCTTGAGAAGCAAGAATGTAGTCCTTTTTAGCAAGCAACGCCTTTTCGTCCTTGGTTAACTGTCTTGTTTTCTGAGCCTCCTCAAGGATTGATATTTTCGCCTCCATATCCCACAGCTTTTTACGCTCAGAGCTAATCACATCACTGACTGTTTTATGCTCTTTTAGCACCTTCAATTGTGCTTGCAGGGATAGTAGGGCTTGATTTGCTGATTCGTCTACTCTAGTACCATAATCTGGTCGGTAGGTTGAGGTTTTAGATGTTCTATCTTTAAATTTATTATTTATATTTTGTACTGCTAACTTCCTTTTATCTTCAGTCCAAAATTCAGGGTCTCTTCTAACTTGCTCCCATAGCTTATTTAGGGCCGCTGTTCTTTTTTGAGCGTTAGTTGCAGTATCTTCTAATAATTTATTATATTCTCTAATTGATTCTTTTCTTTTTTCATCCGCCTCCTTGGATTTGTTTTGTGCTTTTTCATAACCTTCATGAGAAGATACGACGAAACTTAAAATCTTTTGTTGCTCCTTTAAGTTGCGAATCATATTTTCTCTTTGTTCTTTGGTTCCATGCCAAAATCCAGCATTTTCCCATTCTTTTATTCTGTCGTTTATCTCAGCTAACGCCTCCGCATCGGAAAGAGGTTTACCAATATTTTTTAAAGCATTTCCTGCATTCTTTATTGCGGTTGCAACATCATTCCATGCTCTCTCTAATGAACCTATATTTTGATTCATAGATCTAGTTCTTCTATCAGTTTCCTCTGACAGTTTTTTAATTGAAAACTCAGAAGCTTCTTGTGTTTTTCCTGCTATTTCTAATGACTTAATGTGCTCGTATTCAGACGCAGTCAACAAATGCAATGTTTTATCTAATTCTAAAATAGCATTTACAGGATCATCCTTTAGCCTCTTAAATTGGTTTATTGTTTCATCTATTGATTTTCCGGTGGATTGCTCCATTTGTGCTGCAGCCCTTGCCACCAACAAAATCTGGTCTCCTTGAAAACGCCCACTACCCACCACTTTAGTTAGAGCTGAGGCCATGTCACCCTGAGTAATCCAGTTCCCAACTAAAGTTTTAGATAATTGATTTAATTCATAGGCTGTTTTGCCAGCGTAACGTCCCGTCATTATCAATTGCTTATTAAACTCAGCAAATTCTTGAGATCCTTTATAAGCAGAGTAAGCCAGGGCTAGTGATGCAGTTGTTGCTGTTGCAATAGCAATCTTTGTTGGAGTAATTATCGATACAAGCGCCTTCAACGAGTTTCCAATACCACCAAATGAGTCCTTTATTTGCCCCCCTTGTTGTATCATCACCATCCAGACTGGCATTCCTGATGCTAATGACGTAACAATATCTGTCATTTGCATGGGAAGTTGACGCATTGCTTGTTTATATTGACCAATGGTAATTGAGCCATTCATAAAGGCTTTTTCTTGCTCTTTTAGCTTATTGATCATCGGCGCAGCTTGTTGCGACACACCAAGTTGAGCAGCTTTTAGCTCTAAAATCTCTGTCCTCGTTTTGCCTATAATTTCAGTTTGATTTTTCAGTGAATTTAAAAAATCATCAGCAGCTTGCTTGGCTCTATTTGTTGCCGCCTCTTGAGCTAATAGCGCCCGCCCTTCAGCCGTAAGAGACATATTAACTCGTGTTAATTTATCTCTAGTCTGCTCAAGTATGGCGTTATAGTCTGCAAACTGATCCTTTGGTAATATCCCTTTTTTATTTGCCTCTATTAATTTTTGAGTGGCTTTATCAAGCGCATCAAATGCTTTATTGGTTGGATTTATTGAATTTAATAAGTCATCAAGTTCTTTCTTTTGCCTCTTTATCGCGTCGGCTGCTCTCTTTTGATGATCAACCCCTCTATTAAACTGGTCATTTAAATTTCGCGAAGAACCGCTTACCTTTTCTGCCGTATCGCCGAATTCCTTTAACTTTTGTGTGCCACGCTCCAGATCTGACGTATCAGCCTTTAATGATATTGTTGCTATATCTGCCATTTAATTTCCTCCAGATATAAAAAAACCACCCGAAGGTGGCTTGTTTGTGAATATTCTCTATTATTTACCATAAACAAAATGATGCAGATTGCTCATAAAATCTCCCCTAACATCGCTAGGTATAGATTTCATTGCCTTAGATATCTCATCGTTAAAATCAGTGAATACATCGTGACCATAAGGCAACTTAGAAATTAAATGTTCAGCAAACTTCTTAATTTCATCCTTATTTATTCGATAATTTCCATTATCTATGGAAATAAATCTATAATGTAATTCCTCTAATTTGTCTGATTTTATAAATGAATCTAATATTAATTGACTCACCTTGTCTCTAAACTCTTTTTTTATTTCTTTAGGTAGAAGTGACTGAATTGTTTCAATATTAAACTTCTGTCTAGCTAGCAGTGCTTCACCGGAAATATCTTCATCCTCAAATTTAATCCGCTGAACAAGTTTAGCCAATTTTTCATAATTTAGAACAGCTTTTCCGGATGAAGTATCGTACAGTTCTGTTTGATCATAATTAATGGCATTGAATTTTATTTTTAAGTTAGTCTCTTTTTCTTTCTGTAATCTTTTATGTTCTGATAAATCACTACCACAATGCTTACACTTAATAGCTTCGTTACTTATGAATTCCGCACAGAATGGACATTTAACTTGGCCTGACTCAATTGATCTTCTACCACCAAATATGACCATCATTAGCCCGCAAAAAATAACAAAACAGCTAATTAGAATATAATTCTGCCTTTGCGCCATCAGCCCGAAATTATTTACCCTACCTCCATAGCTAGTTGCCACACTGACATCCATGTTAAAAGCGGCAAATGCTGCCAAAATACCTATAACAAGCAATCCCCATCCGAAACCTTTCATGTAGCCCTCACTAAATTTTTACTTATTCATTTATGATAGCTCGATGTAAATGCAAAACAAAGCAAACGTTAGGTGCAAAAAAAACCCGCCGATTGGCAGGGTTAGTTGATGTTTGATTTAAAATTAAAAAGAGCTTTTTTTATTTTCTTCTATTTCCTTAACACATTCTGGATTGTTAGCGAATGTGTACTGAAGGAAGATATACCCATTCGATCCGCTATCCGCTCTCGCCTCAACAGCTATACTACTCAGTTCATTTTCTTTCATGTTGTCATTTTGCTCTTTCCACCTAGCACTTAAATATCTTTCTTGCTTATACAACCCCATCATCCAGTCTTGAGGGTTCCGCCATATAGATCCAGATAAAAGAATATCTTCTTGTTTTGGTTTTCCATACAAAGATTCCAAAGTATTAACCAACCCATTGAATTCCTGCCGTAACGGCTGTCCGTAACTGTTTGTTTTTATATCATTACCAATAGCTCTTATCTGACATAAACCAACTGTTGGAGAGATAACTAATCCAAATGATGCAAACTCGGAGTTTTTTTTAGGTGAGCTGTTCGTTAAGTATAGGTTTTGCTCATCATCAACAAGGCGTATCTCGCCAGTTATCATTGATTCAATGTTTTCTCTTGTAAGTCCAATCTTAAACCCAAATGGGCCTGATTCCGGCGGGAGCATAGATTGCTTTTCATTATCTGATTTAATATTTTCTTTTGTATTTATCTGGGAGTTATTGTTGCTTAATTGATTATCATAGTTAATTGGTGCCAATCCATATTTAGCAGATAAATACTTTTGTTGTAACGTAGCTAACGTTTGCTCTTGTGTTGCTATTGTTGCTAATTTCATTGATAGAATTAATCCACCAGAATATTTCTTAGCTTCGTTTTTCTCGCTTTCAATTTCTTTTTTAATTTGATTTATTTCCGCTTCAAGTTTATTTGCTAGATCTTGGTTTGCTTGGGTTTGCTCTATAACAATGTTAACTTTAGCTCCAGACTCAAGAGCATTTATCCGTTGCTGTAAAAGAGCCTTATTCACCTCTAAAACTTCAGTTTTTGCAGTAATTAGAGATTTTATTAACCCGCCAGAATACAAATTCTGCTCAGATTTAGATTCTGATATGTCATTTTCAACCTGTGATAACTCTGATTTTAAATTATTTACTAGTTCAATATCTTGAGGTGATAACTCTTTTTGACCACAACCAGAAATTAATAATGAACCAATAAAAATCGCCAAAACTGTTTTTTTCCTCACAACACCATCCTCGTTAGTTAATTTGTTATTAGTTTAGCTGTTTGTGATGCAAAGAAAAGCAAAAAGCCTCAGTTAAGAGGCGTGGTGTGTGATCTCAAGCAAGCCATCCTTGGCTTGGGTGATTAAGCTACCTCAGCGCCATGAATGGCGTGTCGTAATGCTTTTACTCCATTGTCGTTATATCTGAATGCTTCAACCTGTTTTGATGAATAAGCAGATTTATCTAAGAAATATTTCCCATATTCCTCTGTTTTTAACCCATGCTTATTAGCCATGCGACCAATTTTATTGGCAGATACTTCAAGCATTTCTCCAACTTCACCAGCTGTATAATATTTTTGTTCAAGTGCCGGCAAAGGAACGGCTTCAAACCCAACAATCGGATTGACGATATTAGCAGCTACACATTGCTTTGCTTCATCACTCAAGTTAGGCATTAAGTCGAATAAGTTAGTAATAGCATCAACCGACATTTTCAGCGTTCTTGCTTGGCGGTATTCAGGTAAACCTGATTGGCTTTTACCGCTTTTTTGAGAAGCTACATGCATTGATTCCAGTTTATCAACCAAAACACGACGAACAGCTTTTGATTCCCTTGCTGCGACACGAAGCGCTTGCTTGATATCCATTTCAATAACTTCTGTTGGTCTACCACCTGATTCACCAGATGGTTTTACAAAAATCTTGTAAAACTCCCCATCTAATTCATCCTTTACTCTATCAATCAATACGTTATTACGAATTTGATTTTCACCACATGACTTGCGAGACATGTTAATCATTGATAATAACTTCTGAGTATCGATAGTTTTGTTCGTGACAGTGTTAAAACTATTTGTTAAAGTGATCTCACTCATGAAACATTTCCTTCTTGGTTTTGTTTGGGATTAGCCAGCAGTTCGCATCTGTTGGCTTTTCTGTTTTTAGTGCCTATCAATGTGTTAACCTCTTAAGTTGTTTTGTCTTAGCTATTCCTTTCATGTGTTGTGAATACATTAAAAACATACTCATTGTTGAATTGAGATGTTTTGCCATTTTCGGATCGAAGTTTTCCATATCCTTTCTAGCCTCATCCCATGTTGTACAAATCAGACTTAATCTTGCTAATAATCCGTTTGCACTTACCGAACTATCTTTTTCTATTGGTAAATCTTTCTTGTCAGCTACTTCTCTATCCAGAATATCCAGCACCCATTTACGGAATTCTTTAGCCACTGGAGTAGATGCGAACATTGCGATCAGGTGAGCGCCACGAAGTGAGTAAACTCTGACCACTTTATTACGTAAGCTATTGTTTATCCCGTTGAACGTCATATTGACGGTCATTGTCATAGAGTCCGTAAACTCATCTGAATTACGTGAGTACAATTTACTTACACTATCAGTACGGCTATAACCTAATACCTGTGCAATTTCAGTTGATGTCAACCACACTTGCCCATTTTCAACGATAGGGTTGAATGCGAAGTTCTGGAAAGTTAAATCTGTTTTAGCTACAATGTTCATGTCATTTATTCCTCGTAAGGGTTTACTTGGCAACTGGCCTCAGTTGTTCGTGCAACTGGGGCTTTTTATCGAATGCGTACTTCACCTTTTTCTTCTAATTCCTTCAAAAGATTAAGTCGATACAAGACTTCACTATGTAGAGTTCTAAAACACTGGTCTGCTGATTTAGATATGTAGGCCTTAAGATCATCTGGCATGCGTAGTTGTATAGGGTTTATTGTCTTGGTGTTCTTCATCATGTATCCTCATAAAATAAAACATCAAGTTCATATTACTTCATGAATAAACAAACATCAACATACTTCATGAAGATTTAGGAGAAATAATGAGTCAATATGAAGATGGCTTTCCTCAAAGACTATTATCAGAAAGGTCTAGGCAGAACCTAACCCAGCAAGAACTTGCAAATATGGTTGGTATATCTCAACGTCAAATAGCTGCTTATGAGGCTGGAGAGTCTAAACCAAGGATAGGAACTCTAATGAAGTTAGCAAATGCTCTTGACGTTAGTTTTGTATGGCTCGCCAGTCACTCAATAGATATAGGTGACGTCAGAGTTATTAGCATGAAAGACAAGCCTGCCGATAAAAGTATGACGGTTATCCCCCTGATAGATATTGATAATGTTATTCCATGGATAAAAAATGAACTATACAGAGAAGGGGCTCATGAATATGTTTCTATAAGTGGAGATGTACGCTACGGTTCATTTGCTATTACCCAAAAAGATGCCGCTATGAGCTATACAAGCAGGGAGGGTATTTCATTTCCAATTGGGTCAATAGTGGTGTTTGACCCTAGCAGAACACCTGTTAAAGATGGTGACTTTGTACTAGCTATAATCAATCACAAGTCATCTGTATTTAGGCAGGTATTCATTGGTAGTAGTGAATGCAACCTCATCCCGCTAGATAATCGATATCCTGTAGAAAGCATATCTACAGAAAGCATTGTGGCATGCAAAAACTTACTCATCCCAGCAACTCAGGTAATTTATAATTTACCGGCCATGAAACGAAATATTGACTCTGAAATTACCCCATAACCACCGAGCCCAAGGACGGGCTAGGTTCAGGCAACAAAAAACCCACCGGAGTGGGTTAGTTTGAATCTGTTTCTGATTTCTTTTTTATCTCTTTTTCTTTTGCTACTTCTTGAAATACATTGTATGTGTTGACGTTAAATAACGAAAATGACTCTATTTGCTCATAAGGTAAGACATGTCTAAACTGGAATACTGATAACGGCTCTGAGCTGAAGTTTATTCCTTGTTGCGCGTAGTGATCTGTGTAGTTGTGCTCAACATGGAATGTTAATGTATCTTTCTCTCTATATCCTGACATGAACGGTATTAACACTAGCGTATTGATATCCATTCCTTCAAACCTGATGCCATCAACCATTCCAACATAAACCTTTCTAGACTTGAGAGTCACAAAAACCAGTAAGCCATCATCCATTCTTTCAAATGACTCCAGTAGCAAACTTTCAATGGCGTAAACTTTTGCTACTTCCCTAAAGTCTTCCATTCTCTTTTGTAGGGATTGATTTCTTTTTTTAACATCAGCAGTCTTTCCGATAGATATCAAAACAGTAAAAGATAACCACAAGATAGTCCAAAAACTCATACCAGAAACTCTGATATTGAAAATAGAGTCTACAAATGTGAAAGGCTCATACCAACCAAAAAGATAAGATGGCGCATTCAATATATACATAATAATATAAAGGCCAATGGCAACCACAACAGATGCCATCAGCCCTTGTATTAAAAACTCACCGCCTTTGAGCGCTACAAAAAAGTACGCGTTCCAACCAACAGAATTATTCAGTTTATATCTTGACGGCAAATGATTATCTACATAGTTATAGCCACAAACCAAGACGAGAACAATTACAGCAGCCCACACTAAGAATTACCGCCCTTTTGTTGACTGTAATTTTTCTATGTTGTCTTTAAAAGCCTTCTGGACAACTATACTGTTAGGATTTAGTGATATCGAACCATCACGACCAACAAAGAAATTATCTTTATTGTCTAAAGCCTCTTTTTCGTCTTTAGATTTCTGATCGTTACCACCAATAATTGGATTGGTTATTTTTTCAACTGAGAGAATTACACGAAGAAATTCTCGAATTAACTTTTTCATAATCCCCTCCGTTATTATTTTGTAAGTGAAATGACTATACAATGTGTATAGCTATATTTTTATGATATCAGAAAGGTATCACTTGTCCATAACTTGATCCACATTTTATTTACTAGGTCAAGCTTTAAGCCAAACTAATTACTATGTGCTGCATTCTTGCTCGCAGCCTCCCTTTATCCTCTCTTCCTACTCACCAACCGGCGTTTACCACTGATCAGCTCATTATTATGACCTTTTATGCATTACCTCTAACGCCTTAGCTTCCATAATGCGGATATCGCTAAAAACGGTCGCTCTATCTTTGATGTTGAGTAAGTCCATTATTTGGTTTAATGGGTTGTAATCCAAGCCAGTAATACCATTCATACCTACGCGCCACTGTGTATTCATGGCTGAAAATACTTGATACGAATCCCAAACATCAGGCCACACCTCAACATCATCAATGTCAGGCGGAAAGCCAAAAGCTCGCTCGAACTCAGCCGATTCTTTTGAACTCATTCCGCCATACATCGCCTCGGCGACCGTTAGGAGTTTTTTTCGCGGTTACCTAGCAGCTCGTTGTAATATGTTGATGAAATAGCACGAGAGGCTGAAGGGTAGTTATCTAACAATATGTTTAAATTTTCTTTGTTATATGGCTCTTCGATCGCCCAGTCAGCAATAATCTGCTCAAAGAACTCAGAAATCGGTTTTTCTCTCATTCCATCAAGCTCACTTACTGAGTGATGTTTAAATGTGAATGTAACTACTTCTGGCTTTTCTTTGCCAGCAACAGGAATTTTGACGTTAGCTTTGAAGGTTGGATTTGGGACGAGTGTAAATTTAGGCATTATCAGTCCTTAAAAAGCCCCTGTTTCGGGGCTGTTGTGAGTATTTATTGGTTAAGATGCGTTGGTGTAAATCTGCATTTCAGATTTAAGTGAGAATCGCGCTGTTACGTTTTCAACTTCGTTGATAGCGGTGTTTGGCACACGTTGGAATGAAATTGAAGCTGTGTAATAGCGATCTTCTTCTGCACGTTTATTGAAGAATCGGATTGCAGTAACTTGCTTACTGTCGTCCAGTTTTGTTAGCAATTTACGGATAGGCAACTTGGCATCGTGAGCAAAGGTATAAACCTGTACAACACCATTTTTATAGGTATCGATAGTTTCTGCCTGCTCATCTTCAAGAAATTGAACCTCTTGAGTTTGCTGTTCCCCACCTTCGGTAGACAGTGTCATTACCTGTGGCATGACTTCCCATGATAGTACTTTCTTTAATGTTCCTGTACCACCACCTACAGGGAATACGTTTTTATCACTGGTATCTACACCCTCTAGGGTGACTTTAGATTCAATAACACTTGCAACACGGAACGCGCCAGAAGCTTTCTTCCACCCAGATGTCACATGCACAATATCGCCTTTTGCAATGTCGCCCACGTCATCAACTGTTAGTACGGCTTCTTCGGCATTAGTTGCCTCGGTAATTTTAATTTCGTCATCGTATTTACTTGCGACGTAAACACGCGACCCATTAGGAATGTTATAGGCCATTGTTAACCTCTATTTTAGGTATAAAAAACCGCAATTAAGCGGCGTTATCGGATTGCGTTACATCGATAGGATGCACGAATAGGAATGGTATAATTTGTTTCATCTGAAATTGGAGGGAACTGGCTAGGCTCTCCGTTAATGTAGACTCCCTCCCCTAATGTTAATCCGTTCTCCAATCTGGCTTTAACGTCATCAACAATCGTTGAGAGTCGCGAGTCTCCACCCCCTACTTTGCCAACCACGTTAATTTGAATAACACCACGATAAACAGGCATATCCTGAGATAACCCAATATTATCCGTTTCTACTGGCATGATATGGAGTTGAAGATAGGGATCGTTAATATCATTAAAAGGAAGATTGGGCCATGCGATTTTTAGGTTTAAATCCTTGCCAATACTCGCCACCAGCTTTCGTATTTCAGTATTAATCGTTGACTGATTCATGATTTAGTTTCCGATACGGCAGAGTTGAAAAACTGACTAAATTCCTCAGCAGTCACAGCAACCATACCGTTAGGTGCTTGTTTCGAATGCCCCATTTCAAGGCGGTAAGCATAAGGCACATTGTTTGTGAAATAGATAGCTTTCATTCCTACCTTAAATTGTTCAATAACAACGTTGCCTAACGCCTTTGTCATATTGCCTGACTTATCTATGCGTCCCGTTTCGCCTTCCGCTGGAGCATCAAATGACACCTGCCAATTACCTCTAAACCGCCCCCCTGTATAACCAGGAGGAACATAAATATCCATAGAGTCATTAACACGAACACGCTTTTTTAATTGACGTCGCTTTGGTGTTAAATTATTAGGATCTTGTTTTAGATACTCATTATGTTCAAAAACTGCTTTATTGTAGTTTGAGGCAACCCTATTAACTTCCCATAGTTCAGGATTCCCAACGGGTGACATATCAACGAGCCTAGCAAGTATTTGAATACTGGTTTTTCTTACAACCGTTTCAATATCTGCATTGGATTTATCGATAAATAAGTTAATTGACCTCATAAACTGATCTGACATGTCACGCCCTCAGTTGAGACTGATAGCAGATAATAATATCAGCGGGTTTAAAAGGATTCGGCTCATGAACGCGCAACCAAACGCCATCGACAAGCAGCTTATCCCCTTTCTGAATATCAATGTCTGGAGGAAGTATCATTTTAATATCCGTAGAGAGAATAAGCGTGCCATCGATTTCGTAAGGTTTATATTGCGTTTTTACCCCGACAACAGAAAATAACGTTTCTGGCTCAAAGCGTTCCTGCCCCTCATCATCAACCCAATGCTTACCATCACGCTTAGCCTGATAGGAAACGCCATATTTTTTCAACATCCTTAATGCTGTACTCTGCCCACGTTGATAAATGTTCATGGCTACCTCATTGCAAATGTATTAATGGCAAATCCATCCGAGACATCAATCAAGCCAGACAATAAACCTTTTAACCAAGGAAAGTTTGGTGCGCCAGTATTAGTGCCTTCGGCATATTGCACAGTAATAGCGCCCTCAATTCGCTCTGAGGTGATTTCAGCGCCTAACGTGGGCTGTAGGTCATTTTCTACTGATTCAATCGCTAAACGGCATTGAGCTTGGATTAATTGCTTTGGTATCTGATCGCTTGGGATGGCAACACCGTCGCGAGATAGCCCTGAGCGAGGGAAAGATAAAGGTTGATTTAGGTTAGTTCGTTTACCTAACCATTTTTGCGATTCAAGATAATCCATCGCCGTAATTAGTAATGCCTCTAATCCACTATCTGCCAAAGTGATATTTCTATCCTCAGCGTATTTCTTCAAATCATCCACACTTGCGTAGCTATTAAATATTGGAGAGTTCTTATCAGGATCAATCATGCTCACCTCAAAAAAAAGAGGGGCACAAAGCCCCTTAAATTACTCGTCTGGAGAAGTTTTTTCTGTGAATGTAATTGCATCAGTATTTTGTGCAACACCATCAACAGTGGCTGTGACAATAAATTCACCCTGTGAATCAGAAGTTAATTTCACTGTCGCACCACCAGCTTTGCCCGTCTTAAATGAAGTAACGCTTAATTTGCCACCTGTTGTAGACCAATTAACGGTAGCTCCTTCGACTGGAGAGCTGCCCTTGGTGTAATTAAGAGTGATCGTTACTGTATCTGTACTGTCAGCGATAGCGGACGTTTTATCCGCTGACAGGGTTACTTTCCCTCTTCGGCAGTCAGTTTAATCATGACGCCAGCGGTTAATTTGTTGCTAGTGAAATGCTTCTTCCAGTTACCTGCGGTGCCTAACTGTGTTAAATCAGGGTTTTTTCCTTTTGATTCATCCCAGCTATAGCCCAGAACGCCAACGTTAACCACGCCTTCACCACGATAACCAACTTCCAAGTTCTCCTTGTCATTGATTTCATAAGATCGGAAAGTCGGCTCTTGGGATTCAGTGATAGTCACAGCACCCGGCACTAAACCAAAGATGGCATCTACTGGCGCTGTATCCGTTACCAGCACAGGCTTACCTAATGTGCCTGGCTGTCCACCGTAGATAACCACACCCGCTTCTTCATACACTTTGTTGTCAATGGCCTGATCAACAATATCGAAGTAGGTGGTTGAGTGCATAACAAACAGATTTACGCGGTTGAACTTATCACCATATCTGCGTAAACCTTTGGTCAGTGTTTTCTTGCCATCTGTCGCAATATCCGCAGTCACCACCATTTCTTTGTTATTGCCAATAGCGGCACCTAAAGCAGCTAAAGAGTATTTGATATAACCCTCTAGTGAAGCATCTGCCGCATCGGTACCCACTAACTCAGAGAACTCCGATACATCACGGCCACGGCGTTTAAATGCTTCTTCTGTCGTTGCATAAGGACCATATTTCCAAGGTGCTTTTACATCAACAGATTCGCCCGCGCCGATTTTTTTGTTCTCTACAGATGCTGTGGAGTTTACATCACGATGCTCAATCGAACCGCCGATCTGATAAAATGCACGCTTACGGAAGTCCCCCTCAATAAAAAGGTTATCCAGCACAATTGCGCCGTTTGATGCCTGATTAAATACTGCTAAATTATCTTGACGGCGTTCTAAAAACGCAGTTTGTGCTAAATCGTTATAAATTACTAAATCATTATTAGTCATCGTAGCCATTACTTATATTTCCTTACTCTTTTGGAAGTTTTAAATATGCGTCACGCCCGTATCGGCGAATATAATCAGCCTTGTCACTGGCGGACATTTGAGAACGTTTAAAATGTGCACCACCTTGTTTATGTTTCCCTGCATCTGTACCAGAGGCTGCGGGGAATAAGTGAGGAGCACTTTCTTTTAGGGATTCAATCCATTCAATAGGTGATAATGGCGTGCGACCATCTTTGCCCATGATTGGATTGCCATCTTCATCAACGGCTACGGCCTGACCTTCATCGTTGATCTGAAAAATGCCTTTGGCACGTAAAATTAAATCTTCTTGAGCGCTGGTTAATGCACCCGCTTTCCCTGCTGCGGAACGAATTTCATCGCCTAATACACGAGCACGGAATTTATTTGCAAACGCCTCTGCCTTTTCAGCTTTAGAGATTGCTTCTTTTAACTTCTTATCGAAATCACCACGCAAACGCTCAGTGCGCTTATTGAGAACCTCGTCAATTTTGCCATCTGCAATGAGTTTGGCTTCTTCGTCATTCTCAAAGCGTTTAAGCATGCCCTTCACGGTGTCAGGATCAATGCCTTCAAAGCGTTTCAAGTTATCGCCTTGCTCCTTGAGCTTGCCTAGCAACTCACTGTTTTTAGCCTTTAGCCCTGAAACCTGCTGGTCGATAATAGCTTGAATTTCTGGAGTGATTTCCGGTGTTCCACCACCTCCACCTTGCGAACCATCATCAGCCTGTGAATAATATTTGCGTTCGATATTCATAAATAACATGTGATTCCCCTTGGGATTAGATGCGCCTAGCGCGTTGTAATAACTCAGCCCTGAGCTGAGTTTAGGTAATAAAAAAGGCCACCGAGGTGACCTTGTTAAATGGTTTATTGATTAGCTATATCCAGCCTCTCTAAATGCCTGCTTGTCTATCTCCCTGAGTTGTTCGAGAGAAATAAACTCACCTTTGTCAGTATAAAACTCAGAAGGATTCATGCCGCCTTCTTTCATCAACCTAAATCGCGTCTCCCCAAACACCTGTCGCTGTCGCCACTCAGGTTGTCGCTGTATCCAATCAAGAAAATTAGTATCCGCTGGCACTTGCCCGTCCATTGATGCTCTCGTTCCTGCATCCATCTCATCTAAATCAATGCCTAATTCACGCCATGATTTAGTAACCAATGTTTCTGTTGAACGGCAATTGAAGTGGATTTTTCCGGGGCCTTGTAGATAAGGAACTTTATGACCAATAGGCTTACCTTCCAGCGTGTATCTCAACCTATCCCGAATAATGCAATCGTGAGATGTTTTATTATCGAGGGTAGATAACCATTGTTTACAATCAAGAATGTCTTTATTGGCATCAGCAAACTGATCTCGCGCTGTTGCTTGTAAATGGCTAATGGCCGTTTTAGCTATTGTCGTCGCATTAGCTCGGCTTAGTTGCAATACGCCATCCTTATAACCTTGGTTTGCATGTCCTCTGATTTTACGTCCGATTTCTACCGCACTATCACCATTTAAATAACCATTCCGAACAGCGTTATTTATGCGTGTCATGCGATCTGATTCTAATCCATCAGCCCATTCAGAAAGTAATTTCCCTTGAAATGGGCGAGACATGACTGAGGAAAATAGCATTTCCTCTGTAATGCTCATTAGTGGATATTTGCGTAGAACAACATCAGGTAGTAGAGCATCAAACAGTGATGGGTAGTAGCCAGCCTCATATAATGCATGCGCTCTCATTTCTTCTGTTAACAATGAAAAAGCACTATCAACTGCACGCTTATTAATACTTCTAACGCTGGACAGCAACGACTCCAATCGCCTTGCAGTGAAACTATTAACATCGATGGAGGTATCATCTAAAGACACTATAAGTGAAGCAGTTAATTCAGCATCAAACTCATTAAGTGCCTTTATCATGCGTCTAGCCACCCCTGTAGAATAGCGACCAGAAAACAGGGAGTGAGCAATCAATTCATCCATTAACCGCTCATTCACTGATCTCATGTCTCACCTACCATTGTCGGCTCTTGATTATTAAGCTCATCCACCACCACATCAACATCATCAGCGGGGTCGATAACATCATATTTCTGCAAACTTCTCACTAAGTCAGATTTACGCGTTGCGCCAGATTGCCATGCTGCGACGATTTCACGGATCATCGAACTATCGGCAATGTGATTAACGAGGTCTTTGTTAATCTCAAACGAAATGCCTGCAGTATCTAAACCTAAGTATTCAGCACACCATATTAGCGATTTACTGCATGCATCGGAAACATTAGAGCAACAGATGCTCAGGATAGAGGTTTGTGCGTTCTGTTCACCGACAGACTGAATAACCGTTTTAACTTTGCTATCAGCAGAAACCAATTGAGCACCGAGCGCAACCATATAATCGCGTTTACTGTCCATTGCTTCTTTTGCCAGCATGTTAGGTTGAGCCTGAGCGTAACCAAAGAAACCTTTTTCTGGCAACATAATTGGCGAGCGAGAACCAACCATAACGCCTTTCTTTTCTAGATAGTCACGCCATTCTGTTCCTAGCCCACCTAGATAAGGTTGTATTTGCCCACAGAAGAAAACAGAATCTTCATAATCAGCAGAGTTTCGATAATGCCCTAGGTTGATTTTTGCCAATCCTAGAAGTGGGGCTTCATCAATAGTGTGATCATTATTCTGTGCACCAATAAATGTAAATGGAATTTCATTCCACACACCGTTACCAGCACGCGCAGGTATATACTCAGAAGAAATTTCAAAAACGCTACTTCCACTGGGCTTGCGATAGACACGACAGACAAACTTACCTTCTTCTATCGACAATACACGGTATTGAACCTCATCCTTAAAACCAAACCCGTCCTCTTCTTCCACCGTTTCACGCAATACCACCAGCGTTAACATCGTGCGCCCATTAATACGAGCTGTACGCCAGTTAATGATGTCTTCAGCACGATATTGGAATATGTACGGGAGTTTCGAATCACTGTTGTAATCAACATACAGACCATGCCGACCGACTTCCAATACTGACTCAAGTGAAGACTGAGCCAATTGATAGATACTTGAACCCGCCCCGTCAGCATCGTCTTTTAAACACGACAGCTTTTCGACGACAGCAACTAAGGGATCTTTTTTAAATGCCATCCCTATCATGCCGTTGCGAGTATTGCCCGTTATTGGATAGAACACCGCACGGTCTTGATAATCTTTATTGCGCTTCTTTTTACGCTCACTATCTTGCTCTTCAAGTTCAGGAAGATAATTTTTTATATCTTCACCGCCTCGGCAAACAGCGCGAACTAGCTCCCACTGAGGAGCAGCCGCTTTATACTCCGGTCGAGTGAAATCTACATTTGTTGTACTCATCAGAAGGTTGTTCCTAGGTTAATTTCGAATGCTGGGCGCTTGGTGTTTCTTCTGCTCACCGCAAAATACCTAAATCCGTCAGCATCATGTGACGTGTAATCGTGAAGTGGTTTATCTTTCCAACAGCCCCGTTTGTCATCCCACTCTTTGCGATAAGCTTCTAGATGAGCAATGCCTTCACTGCATTTGTGTTCATCGAACACGCAAAGTGGCAGAATTTCACGTACTGCCTCGATACCTTCATCGACTGAAAGCTTTGGCACCACTTCAAATCGGATTGAGTAAATTTGTCCGTCTATTTCGTACCCTTCACGCGCTAATTCACGTCGTGATTTCGCATCAGAACCAAACTCACGGTTATCGATATCATGAGGGCCATTGTGACTTGCATATGTGTAGCCTTTGTCTTTCAGCACTTTCATGTAGTGCCGTAGACCTTCACCACTGTTTGAGTAGTGGTCTATAATGTGGAACTCCTCGCCCACTTCACGAATAAACCAAATTGACGTTGAGTCACCTACACCAATATCCCAGTACGTGTGAACCGGTAAGTGCGAGTTATCAGGAAGTGTGCCAATGCGTTTATTTTCGTACAGGAAGCGGAACTGCTTGGCGTAGTAAGCGCCTTCAACCGATTGTTGGAATGCCTCAGACGGTATTGACGGGTATTCCCGTTTCATATCGTCGCCAAGCGTTTTCTCTTTGGCGTAATACCATGCTTTCTGGCGCTCGTTTAATTGAACACCATGTTTGCTGGCTATCTCATCAAAGTAATCAACTAACCGCTGGGGTAATGGCTCAACAGGGTTAATGGCATACTCTGGATTCTTCCACCATGAGAAGAAAAAGAACTTCCAGTCTAGGTTAGAGAGAGTCTTATTCTGAATTTGCGCTTTCTCAGCAGACTGGCAATAATCGAAGAAATAACCTGCTCGACCCTCCGCTGTGCTTTCAATCGTCGTAAAACAATCGCTTGATACCGCCTCAAATGCGCCAGTGACAATCTCACGGGCTTTCTCTGGATACTTAGCACATATCTTACCGAACTCAGAAACGTGCAAATAACGGAGTGTACCGCCACGAAATGACGTGCTGATATAAAGCGAGCCGCCTTTGCTAAACACCAACTCACCAACCGCATCATTACTCGCTGGGTTAGCCGCTTTGATTTCATCGGGTAGCTTGTCATAGGCATACTTTATCTTTTCCCTGAATAGTCGCTTAGCATCGTTAAGTGTGTGGGCTATCAATGCACATTTAGCCGCCTCAAATAACGCTGCGTCTAATTGGATAATGCAGACTTCTGTAGTAAAGCCAAGCTGACGAGCTTTCAGGATAATGTTTCGCGTGTGCATCCCTTCAAAATATTCGAGTTGCTCAGGCGTCATTTTAAATCGAACTGGCTTACCTTCTTTGTTTGTGATCCAGTAGAGGTGATTCAATCGCCAGAGCTTATCTCTTAATAATGCAAGATGTTCTGGCTTCATGATTATTCCTTAGATAAGTCGTCCATTAGTTCTGATAGCTGACTAGCTGTCTTATTCGGCTGAACATCATCAAGGCCGTATGCTTGACGCTCAAGCCCAACCAAGTTTTTGAGTGTTTCACTTAATGCTTTGGCTGACTTAACGCGCTCAGGGAGAGATATGATTGAATGATAAATTTCATTGAGTTTATCGCGTCCGTTATCATCAGGACTAAACATTAACTCGCCAAGTTTTCTTAAGGCTGGCACATCAGCACATTCAGCAGATAGTTCATCAAATAAGTTGTTGGTTAATTCTCTAGCCCTTCGAATATCGCCTCTATGCTCCATGCGGACATTAGCGATAACCTCGGCATTAGCCTCAATAAGTTGCCGTTCTGAAATAGCCTTTTCGGTGGCAACCAGACTGGCAACCTCCCTTTTGGCAACCAAGTTTTCAGCCCTAGCCTTAACCTTTGCCTTTAAATCTCGCTCCCATCCTTCTTTCTTGGCACGCTTACTTATCGCCTGATGGGTTATCTCGTATTGAGAGGCTATTTCCCTTATGGACATCACGCCAGCTCGGTAAGCCGACTCGATGGCCCCCCAATCTGGTCTTTTAGCCATATCCATTCCTTAAATAAAAAAGGCCGCTAGGGCCTATTTGGTTTTCTGTTTGTTGACTAACTTGCCTAACTCGCGCTCGACGATTTCAGCAACTATTCTCCCATCATCAACTCTTCCACAGTGTAAGTATTCAAGTGATTGCTGTAATTGACGATAGAGAATGGATAAGTTTGCTTTTTCTTGTTTGGTCATACTTTCTCCTTAGCGAACTTACTCGCCCACACTTTGGCAATATGTAAGCAGTCGTCAAACATTCGCCCTTTTCTACTTGCTTGAGAGCTTCGGCGATAATGATCTACCGCCATGTAACTTGCTCTACGACAAACAGGTAAAGAAAAGCCGAGCTTTTTTAACTCGGCTAGTACGTTCTGCTCTATGAATTGTTCGTGGTTCATGCTGGCTCTTCTCCATCTGGAAATTCGCCCATATCAGGCAAGGTTAATTGTGATAGTTCTTTAATTGCCTTCTTCGCTTTGCGTATTTTCTTTAAGTGACGCTTGCGTAAATTCATTAAGTCACTACCTTTCCTGCCAAAGTTCTCGAACGACCAGTTATCGGCTGCTACTAATCTATTTTGCATCTCATTGATAGTCAGGGTTTTAAGCTCATTCATGTCAAGGTTTGCTAACCCTGTTTGTGGTTTTGACTCTTTTTCAGCTAGATCAAGTAACCATCGACGCAAGGATTTCGCTACATCTGTATTAGCTAACATTCCGATTAGATGTGCACCTCTAACAGAGAAGATCCTGACCTTTTTCTTACGTAAGTTGTTGTTTATTCCATTGGTCATTGTTTCAGTGACCATTGTCATATCATCAGAAAACTCGTCTTTGTTGGCGTTATATAGATTGGTTACTGACTTCTCATTTTTGTATTCGAGTAGCTTAGCCATCTGAGAGCTGGTAAACCAAATCTTATTATCACCATTATCAAATGGAGTAATTTCATTACCTTTGAAAACTAATGATTTGCTCATGGTGTAAATCCTTATAGAAAAGCGAACCTGTTCACCAGAAATAACCGCCCCACAGAAAACACCATTAACGGTTTTTCTCAGGTTCGACTTTCTGTAAGGTTCTGTGAGTGTTTTTAATTGCGCGGTGAATGCACAGAATGAAATGCGTAGAGTTCGCAGCTTAGCGATACACTGCCAAGCCACTTCTAGTCTGTTCCTAGCAGTCAAGATATGATCACTCTCCTTAATGGATAAACGACTTATCTAATTGCTGATATATATATTTACTTAAGCTATACTAAGTAATTATCACTATACTTTGATTAATATCCTGTTAGTTTGCCCATGCACCCATGCTGGGCTTTTTTTTATTCCATGCATTCTTGTTTGATATAATCCTGCAACCCTTTAATCATCTGTTCTGACTCTGCAATTCGCTCTCTGAGTAACCAATAATTTCGGATAGCGGTGTCAGTAGGTCGGGCGGTGGTTGCATAAGCCAAGCTGGTGGAGGGAGTGGTTTTGACTTTGGGGCACTCGGCTTTGATGTACACCCGCTCTGGATGACGCTCACTAATATCACGCAAGTGACTAATTTCATTCTTTGCATTAACAAGCTCCTGTGTGTGCCTTGTATCAAGTTGATTTAGTCGCTCTATGCGTGCTTGATAGTCAATATTGATATCCTTCTGCTCTTCGAGTGCGGTAGTCAGTTCTTTGTTGTTTTCTGTCAGTGTGTTAATTCTTTTCGCTTGTGCATTAATCAGCGCACAACCACCAGCAACAATCCCCACCATCACAACGACAATGTAAAGTTTCCAGTGTTTCATAATTAGTACCGATGATGTGAGAGAGCAATCTGACAGCGTTTATCTAAGCTTGCTTTATCGTTAATACATGAATTATCAATTGAGAGATAAATGCCACCAGCGACTGTAATGAGTAATGCAAGAATAAAGCCGATAATGATGATTAAAGTTTTCCATGACATAGTGCTGACTCCGCCTCTCGACGACTGACAAGCCCTCGCCAGACCTTTCCGCCTGCATATATCCAACGTTTCATTTCTTCACAGGCACCCGCTCTATCACCAGCGTTTAGCTTCTTGAGTAATGTTGAGCGAGCAAATGCGGTTGTACCCACATTAAAAGCAAAGGAATATAAAGCAGCTTTGGTGTAGTCATCGAGTGATACTTTGATTAATGCATCGACTTGCTGTTGTGTCTTAATAAAATCGATTTGTAATAACGCATCACATTCTTGTTGTGTGTATCTCTTGCCTTGAATAATGTCTTTGCCTGTATGTCCATAACAAACAGTTAGAACACCTGCCACATCACGATAAGGTTCATAACGTACACCTTCAAAATGGGCTATTACTACTAACGCGATGGCTGTTGCTCCTGCTGTTGTTATCACCGCTATTTTCTGTTTGAGAGACATTAAATATCCTTTGGCGCTTTCACCATTAATTCAGCAAGCTTTTTTAAGGTTTCGGTCGGGTTTTGTGGGTCAACATGACGAACAAGCTTTTCAAATAATTGAGTGCGTTTTCGTTGTTCTCGACGAGTCATAAAGTAAGTGGCTAAACCGAGAACCATGCTGAACGCCATCCCGATAACAAATCCCCATTCATATAACGAAAGACTGGCAAAAAAGGCCGTTAGGCCTGCTGTTCCATAAGTTACATTGGTTAATTTTTCCATACGCATAGTCACCCCCAGAGGAGTGTCCGTTGATGATTAGTGTGAAAGTGTTAAAAAAATTAGGCGGGGATTGATACTTTAAGTGCCTTTAATAAACCTTCAGGCAACTGTTCTTCCAGTGACGCATTAGAAACAATCACAAGACCATACATAGATATCCATGTATTCGTTTGTTGTAAGTGTCCTTGAATAAATTGCTTCGCTTTCTCTAACAAATAAACACAACTCTCTTGTGTGTTTTTGCGCCAATAGGATTCAATCGCCACCAGCAATGGAGCACCAGCATCACTAATTTTTTGCAAGCCGATTCGATATTGCTTTTTACCTGCGGAAGATGTCGTGCAAATTAATTGTGTCAGTTGTTGAGTTTCACCATCAGCCGTATGGATATTCGCCGTTAAAATGATGGAGGTATTCTTTTCACTGTCTGTTTCTGAGGCATAGTGAAGACTAAACTGTAATTCGCTTATCTCTTTTGACATAACATTTACCAATTTATTTAGTTAATAAGGTGCCGACTCACAGCTCTTGTGTGAACGTGATAACGAGGGTGATTGATTCTGTGGTCGGCATATACGAAAAAAGACCGCCTAAGCGATCTTTAAGAAATTTATAACAGATTAAGGTTGAACTTCCTTATCTACTCAGCATCATTTTCTTTAGTTAAACAATAACGCAAATTTTGTCTAATCGCTTCAATTGACCAGATCCAAAAAGCGGTTCCAACAAACTCAGAAATTAATGCTTGATAACCTGCTGTCCAAAGCCAGCCAGACAATCCTAGTAGAGGTACGACTAAACCATGAGCAAAAACAGAAACGCCAATACCAAAACAAATACCGTGTAATAATTTAACCTTTGGCAAGAATTCAGCAATAACACAATATGTCACAGCGATAACTATTGAGAATAATATATGAACACCATTACCGCCCCAATTAATACTATATCCCATCCAATGATAAGTCATAGTATCTATATTTAATCCAAGCTTTTCGAGTAAGACGACTGGCGGGGGTGTCGTTTCAAGTGTTCTCGGGGGAATTAGGTCTTCAAAACCAGATTTAACTAAAGCTGAAAAGATACCCGCTATAATACCAACATATATTGCTATACCAATATGCCTAGAACTTTTTTTCGTTAACTTAAACAAATCAATCATTATATATACTCGCTCTATAAATTGAATATTATGAGTATAGTAGAGATAAGAATACCTGTTTATTATTTTAATTATTAGTTAAACACTGCAGGTTTATTCTCATAGGATAACAATAAATTTCATCTTAAATATAAACAAACAATCAATGAAAACGAAAAACTTCCAACAAATTTTTTAATTAATAATTATAAATATATTTTAAAAAAACAAAACCCCGCCGAAGCGAGGTTTGAAATACTTACATTTATAATATTATATAAATATTGCATTTAATTTATAGAAAAAAACGGAGTTTTGCAACTTTTTTAATCAGCTTAAAGCGCTAATTTTGAATAGCGAATCTCTATCTAATTGATAGCAACAATCTAATAAACAAATCCAATACAGTTTATAGCTCTTTCGCCAAGCATCAGCACTGACGCCCAACAATCCAGCGAGCTTAACATCCGTATATTTTTTTGCTGTTTGATTAATTTCTGCTTTTACCGCCTGAATGGCTAGTAAGGTAAGAGATTGAAGTCGTTGCTTAACTTTTTTCGTTATCCTTTTTTTACTATTTAATCGCTGAAACTCATGCCAAATATAGGGAACAATGAGTATTTGCTCACGATAATATTGATAATCACCATAGCAATAGAGTAACCATAAGCGCATTTCGTTAGGCAATTGATGAATACCTCTGCGCCATGATGAAGTGCGATAAGTAACTTCATTAATTAATGGTTTTGATTTTCCTTTGGCATGTTTTTGCTTAATTTTGAGTGGATGTGAGGGGAGTCTGTATCGAGACTTTCTTTCACCCGCATAGCGTATTGGGTTTCTTTTAAACCTATCGGTTACAAGTATTGCTTGTTCCTCCATGGTACTTAACGGCCCATTTTCTATAATACAAACATTCATCAACGCTGTACTTACTCGCTCGCGTATCCACTCAATATTCACTATCGCACCTCTTGGATAATTATCTGCTCCCTTTTTCCCCACACTTTTGTTACCCGCCCATCCCATACACGTGAATCATCGTCAAAAATAGCATCAAGTAATGCTTTTTCGAGATTATCTTTATCCGGTTTTTGTTGATGGGGTTTACCGTTCATTTCGGAGCGTTTAGTTTTACTCCAACTCTTCGGCATGGGTAGAATGAATGTAATGTGGTAATGTGATTCAGGTAGGGTGATTTTGTTTAACTTTACTTCGTCCTTAAACGCAAAATACTTTAAAACTGGGGGACGTTTTTTCCATTTATCAGCCTGAGTCATCCTTGGTTTAGGTACTGGTTCGATATTAAAGACCTTCACACGTTCAACTTCCCTTCTTGGATCAATATGGCTTGCGTTCTCAAAACACCTTCTAGATGACATTGTTTTGCATACTCCATATCCGTAAATCGTGTTCGTCTATCAACTTCATCGTGACATGCACTACAAGCCCAAGCGCCAAATAAGTCATGCGATTTTATTCCGACGCCACAAAGACCTGACATTCTGTAATGGGCTAAAACAACCGTTTCAGAGTTACCATTACAAACTGAAGGTATTCTAATCTGACATTCACGCCCTTTTGCCTCATTGCGTAAATTCATCATGAGCCTCCTGATTACTATTTTTTATCACTTTAAAATAAAAACGATCATGTTATTAACTGAAATAATCATCACTATTTCCTATTCTTCTTGCTTTCTTTTCAAACTCATATATTCAGAATTACGAGGAATGATGATCGGAATTCCCTTCTCAATGCACCATTGTTCATGTTTCTCCATCATGTAAAGCATCCTTGCTTTATCCATCTTGCTGGTTTTTTCACGCTCACCGTTTTCATTGCGCCCTAGCCAATGTCCAACGAAATATTCATGAGTTTCCTCATTAGTGATGGGCTTTGATAAAACGATTTCACCAACACCATTTTTAATATCGATAACAACGCCACGCGCACGTAACCACTCGCCTGTGGTTTCCATCCACATACGCCATGTTTTATTCATGGGTATGGTTCTTAAATCACGCCACTCGGTGATTTTGATGCGATAGCGTTTACCTGTTGTCACGATTTCGGAGAGCACTTTGAAAATACTGTTGAGATTGGATTTATGGAGACAGATATCATCTGTCACTAAACAACCTCTCCATCATTATTTTTTAAATATACAAACACCTAGTTTCATCTCGGAAATTGCTAAATTAAAATCGTTTACCTCCTTTTTTAACTCTATTTTCTCGCTGATGATCTACTCGATGTTTGTTGTATTCGAGTTTCTCTGTAATAGCGCTTTCGATGTCGTAACCGAACTCTTCCGCATAATCCAAAATACGAATAACAGCATCAGCAAGTTCAACTTCTGCCATTTTTCTATGTGGTAAATGGTAATCCATTAGATCTTTACGCTCTCCCTCCATTGCTTCACTAATTTCAGAATGGATCAAGCAAAGTAAGGTTCCTTTTTCCCTTGGGATATCCCACCATCCAGCCTCAATGTTTTGTTGATGAATTTTTTTCTGTAGTTGTTTTATTGTCATATCTAAAATCCCTCTATCGAATTAAAACGATTTTTCACAATATTTTTTGGGTTCTCGTTTCGGTTGAGCGCGATAAGCAGCCATATATTGATCAACTGGTGTAATACTCAATCCTTGTTGGTCAACATACACCGTGCCTGTTTTACCGTGCCGATTGAGCCTTAAAATCATCTCGGTCAGCGTTTCATCTGCATTATCGTGGTACACCGCATCACGATAAATGCCTAACCAATAATCACAATCTTGCTCGATTTGTCCTGTGTCTCTTGAATCACTTGGTACGGGGCGTTTATCAGCCCTGTTTTCTAATCCCCGATTCAGTTGTACAAGCAACACAACCACCGTATTGAGCTCTTTTGCCAATATTTTTAGCCCCTTAGTGATTTCACCATAGGCAATATCATTACGGTCAGCTTTTCCCGCTTGCATCAGCGTGAGGTAATCGACACCAATAAACCCAATATCACCGACTTTGCGTTTGATTTTCCGACTTTCAGAACGAATGTGTTGTAAGGACATGCCAGGTGTATCATCCACCCAAATATTGGGCTCATCTTTAAGGCGACCGATGGCACTGCAAAGCCTATCCCATTCATGCTCCTCTAACTTTTGGTAAAATTTATCTGAATTAATCTGGGTTTGTTGGGCTAGTGTCCGTTCAACAAGCTGTTTATCTGTCATCTCCATGCTGAACAGCAATACAGGCTTACCTTGTTGTGAAACATTCTTTGCCATTTCAGTGAGAACGGTTGTTTTCCCCATCTTTGGACGAGCACCAATCACGAACAGTGAACCGATGACAATCTGTTTTGGGCTTAATAGGCGGTCAAAATCTTTAAATCCCGTTTTTAATCCTCGATGTTTCTCTGGGTTATCTTGTCGGTCACAAATGTCGGTAAAAACATCATCCAACACATCATCAATTCGGCGCAACCCTGTTTTTTTTCCCATTTTTCCAAACGAAGTGGCTTCATCAAGCAAGCGTTGTGCTTGTTCAATTTTATCCGTAAAACTTAACTCACTTGGCACCATCATGAGTTTTTGAATTTCAACCGTCTTTTCGATAACAAAACGCTGTGCGGAACACTCTCGGATTTTTTTCGCATAAGCCATAATGTTAGCAATACTCGGTGTTTCTCTTGCCATCTCAGCAAGATAGGCAAAACCACCTGATTGATTAATTCGCCCTTTAGACTCCAGATAATCCGTCACCGTCATGATGTCTATTGGCATACGTTGGGTATACATTTCTCGCAGAGTGAGATAGATAATTTGATGGTGTCGGGTATAAAAATCTTCAGGTTTTAGCAGTGAAAAAATTGATTGCGCATTATCACTTTGCGGGTCGAGCAGGAGTCCTCCAATGACATTTTGTTCCGCCATTAAATTATTCGGAACTTGGTTCATCACAGTGCTCCCTCCCTTGTTTTGAGTACCGTTTCTGGTCTGAGTAAATAATCAAAATTCGCTCGCCAACCCCGATTATTTTCGCCGAAATACCAAGCACTCGCTGTTTCCATAAAATAATCAAAATAATTTTTAGCTGATTCGACTGTAGGCTCTTTGAGCTCTTTCAGGAATTTGGATATTGCTCTTTTGCGTTTGTCATTCAGTGATCCGGCATTGGGTAATCTATCCCCTGCCGATTCGTTGAAGGCTTGCATGATTTCCTGATAAGGAATTTTAGTTTGTCGATTAACCGAAATCTGCTTTGCAGGTTTCGAGTCGTCAGACGATAGTTTTTTAAGGTTAATTGACTGGTTAAAAGACTGACTGGTTCTGGGTAAAAATTTTTGACTACCCCCTAGTCCAACCGTTTGACTACCGTGGTCAAATTCTTTGACTACCTCTGGTACAGAATTTTGACTAGGGGGTACTGTATTTTGACTACCGTCATCAAGAGATTTAGCCTCCAAATCCAGAATATATAAATTGGAAGTATGCTCCTTATCTGTTTTTCGCGTAACTTTACGAACAAACCCTTTTTTACATAAACTTTTAATGTGGTTTATCGCACTTTGACGGCTAATTTCGCAATGACGTGCAATAGTCTCATAAGAAGGAAAGCACTCACCTTTATCATTGGCATTATCAGCAAGTTTCAGTAGCACCATTTTTTGTGCTGTACTCCCCACCTGTAATTGCATGGCTTTTGCCATTAGAAGCATACTCATTTTCGCTCTCCTAATAACTTATCCCGATGTGCTTTCCTTAATTTTGCGTCTTTCAATGCTTCCTTTAAACGCTGACAACCCGGTGGGGTTATTTCTTGTAATAACCTATTTTCCATGATGTTTTTATGCTCATCACAGCCATTAAATTCATGATTTATTCTTTGTCTCATGGTATAATTTCTCCATTCCAAAGCTGTATCAAAAAAGGGAAACCTAAATTTCCCTTGTCGTAATTACTGGTTATTGATACAGTATATTTGTACGTTAAATGGTGAATTCCATTGAACAACACGCCTCGTTTGTTGCCGCAATCGAGGCGTTTTCTTTTATTTTCATTTGAGAAAGTTCACCCATTTGTTTCCACAAAAATCGGTACTCTTCTTCTGAGATTTTTCGTTCTCCTTCCATCACAAAATCAATAATTCCCGATGCGACAAGCGTTTCGCATATTTCAGGATATTTTTCAGTTCGACGTAGGATAGTTGAATCATGAACACCTAACTTTCTAGCCACGGCAGACTGAGTTTTATTTCTCAATGCTTGTAATGCTGAAGCTATTAGGTGGTTAGAGATAAATTGATTGAATTGTTTGCGTGTATTTGCGCATTCCATTGTTTAAAGTCCTTATGAGTTAACTAAGGGACAATAATGATCCGTGACTCATTCCGTATGAGTTGATATTGGGGGAAGAGTTGTCGCTTTATCAGCGACTCCGTAGCAGTCAAGAACCCTGCGGTTGTTAAAGAACGTGGTGAAATCAAGCTACTTTTGGAGGGAAAACGTCGTCTAAAGAACAATTTGCCCCTAATTTTTGTAATGCTTCAACAATAGCTCGGCAGTCATTTAAGCTAGGAGTTCTAATGTTTAACTCATAGTTAGCAATTCGTGACTGCCCCCATCCTATTGATGAAGCTAAAACAGCTTGAGAAATTCCCAGTTTTTTTCGCTGTTCTGCGATATTGTTCATGTGTGTATCCTCCTTGTTTATTCCAATATTACACACAATATGTGATTAACTGTCAACCACAAAACGTTTAAATACATTTATCACGGTTTGTGTTAAAAGGTATACATGAAAAAAGTAAATGAAGTTATTGGCGAAAGGTTAAAATCCATTCGTGAATCAAGAGGGCTAAGTCAAGCTCAATTAGCTAAATTGTGCGGCTACTCTGCTGCGTCCAGAATAGGAAACTATGAGCTTGGAGAGCGCAAGATTAGCGCTGATGATGCGATTGTTATAAGTGAAGCTCTTGGTATATCACCTGCCGAATTAATGTTTGGCAGTCAAAGTGAGCAAGTGATCAAAAATTATGAATACCCTCTATTCACAAAGGTACAGGCCGGCGCTTTCTCAACAGAATTTAACTCATACACCCAGAAAGATGCTGTGTCGTGGATACCTACAGCTAAGAAAGCCGGTGAGCGTGCTTTTTGGTTAGAGGTTGAAGGCCAATCAATGACAGCACCACCAGGAGGTAAGCCAAGTTTTCCCGAAGGAATGCTTATTTTGGTTGATCCTGATGAAGAAGTGGAATTCGGAGATTTCTGTGTCGCTCGTTTGCTAAATGATGAATTCACATTCAAACGATTGATTAGAGAAGGTGGCGTTGAGTATTTAGAGCCATTAAACCCTCGTTTCGACCTGATTCCTATTAATGGGAACTGCACAATCATAGGTAAGGTAATCAAGTCACAATGGCCTGACGACACGTTTTAGGGTAAACAAATATTAATTAAAATGAGAATATGATATGGGTATTCCTCAGAAAAGAGCTATCGAAAAGCTAGGTTTGGTTTTTAATCACATAGATAATCTAACCAAATTAGATCGGTTCACATTTGAGCAAATGTTAAAAGACTCTGAGTATTTAGATGATGAGCCGACAATGTACATGGTTAAAGCCCTTGCGTATGGGGCTTATCAAGATAATCAAAATGCTTTAAAGTACTTCGATATTGCAATGAAATATGGCGATATTAGCGTTGCTAAAAACTATATAACTTATTTGACAAAAACTTTACAATTCAAATTAAGCTACAAGAAATCAATTGAACTTGCTAATAAATATGATAATCAATACCTCACATTTGTGGCAAGGAACATAGCTTATTCCTTTGCCGATATAAAAAATTCCTCACTACTGACAGAAAAACTTGTTAAACTGCACGGGAATGTAAATCTAGATCAATACCCATATCTTGATTTTTCTCAACCATTAACTGAGTTAGAGGTTTTTATGAAGTCTGGCAAAATATCAGAGCCGAATGCTAGATGGATCGTTGAAAAAGCTAATGAAGTTGCAGCCAGTAAAAAAATAAGATGTTTATCTAGCGAATTTTATACAAGTTCAGATAATAACGACTTTGCGGTTATTGTTTCAGTTACGACTTCAGATCCTGATGTACTTTCAGATATGGATATAGAAATAGCATGCGCATTAGCTGAAAATAATGATTTATCAGATAAAAATGTTACAGCATGGTTCCGTAGCGATGAAAGTAAAGAAAACTATGCGGAGCTATTGAAATGAGTGTAACAGCGAAAGATTTTTTGGATTTAGCGAAAAGCAATCTATCAGAAAATAGTAGCGAAATGGAGCATAGAAACTGTATCTCAAGAGCATATTATTCACTATATCATGCAACATGTTCATCACTAATTTACTGTCCACCAACTACCCATCAAGGCGTTATTAATTATTTGTTTAGCCCAGCAGAAAGAAAAAAAGAGCCTTTTGATCAAAAAATATTAATATCTGTTGGTGCTGTTCTTAAGCAACAAATAATAAAAAGACATATGGCTGATTATGAGTTGAATAAACAGGTTTTTAAAAGCGAAGCTGAATCCAGTGTTATGGCAATTGAAAAGACAATAAAAAAACTTGAAGATTAATTACTAATACTAACTATCAAGCCCTCCCCGCGAGGGCTCTTTTGTGCCCTATCCCCGCCAAAGAAGTGATCTGAGTTCCAACCTTATGTGACCAACAACACATTTCGTGTTTATTTATCATTTATTTTATATTTCAAATCATCAGCTTAATTTAAAAACAAACAAATAAACACGTTTTGTGGTTGACTTTAAAATCACAATTTGTGAATATACTATCCATCAACGGAACACAGCACGTTGATGTTCTTTAACAACGATGATGGCGAGTTGTGTATTAGCTATCAGAACGGTGACGCTGATAAAGCGTCAACCTTCTCAGAAGGTTTTAATGAGTGCAGGGTATTCACTCCCACCATAGAGAGATTTGCCCCGACATGGAAACTATCCCATGTATAAACAGAAATAACATGGTTTCGATCCCTGCGCTCACTAAAGCCAACTGTTTGGAGGATATATGGCAACTATTACAGTTAAAAAGTCACGCAAGCCTGAGTTTTTACGTGGAGCATCTGCAAATAGACGTCACGCCAGACGGAAAGCAGAAGCTATTGCAAAAAAGAATATTGAATTGAAATTAGAATCAGTATTCCCTCAGGAGAAAAGACTTACATCAGTAGAAAAAACACTGTCATTAAGTCACATACCAGTTACTAGAAATATTGAACCTAAATTCAAACCATCGGTAGATAACTGTTGCTTACCTAATGTAGCAGTATTTTCAGGAGTTAAAACAAAACAGCCGAGCAGTGAGTTCGGGGTGACGGCAAGATAGGATTAAACATGATTAACTTAAAAATGTATGAATATCTAAGAAACGATGGAACAAGAATTTTCTTTAAGACAGAAAGTATTTCTTCAATAAAGGAAGAGACCTGGTCAGATGGGAAACCAATCACTAAATTAACTCTAAATTGCGGAACAACCATTATGGAATTAGTTCCGCTAGAAGAGTTTTTAAAAATGCATCACATAAAGATAGAGAAATTAAAGTATTAGATTGTACTTTTTAGCAAAACCCCCATCGGAGGTGGAGTCTCTTTTTTGTATTGCTTCTCAGCAACCTCTAAACACTCAGGGTAAAGCGATTCAATTTCAGCCATAAGTTGCTCAGGGGTTTTAATAGAATCCTGTTTAGCAGCTAAAGCTAGCGCCATATCGAAAGCAACTCTTTCTACTGGGTTGTGTTCGGTAATAACCTTTTTAGACATTGATTTAATCCTTTCTATCACTGGGGAAACTTAATTATATCTGATTTATTACTGGGGAGTAATAGACCTCTGCCGTCTGAGGAGGTTAAGACAGTTCAGGCAACCATTACGAATGGAAGTATGTCATCTAAACAACAATAAGATTTAAGGTGACATATTATGTCGAGATAAATAGGAGAAGTAAGATGAAATTTGAAGATTTACCAGTAAAAATTCAAGAGATTGCAAGCCAAACATTGGCATGTTTAATAACCAATAACAATCCAGATAAAGAGCAAGCAGAAGAACTTGCTCGCTCTGTGGCAGTGGCTTTTATAAAGCTATATCAAGACAATTAATTATCTTTAAGTTTTTTAAAGTAATTAGTAAAACTTTGGTGAGCAAATATGATCGACTCAACTGTTGATCTTGACGCCGCTCCATTAATCATGGCTGTTTTTTCAGCCTTAATCAATTCTATAACTAATTGCTGAGCCGCTAATTCAGGGTTTTCTTTTGGATCAATTACTACATCTGACATAAAACATTCCTATATTGACTGTGGAATAACCAATATATCAATTTTCCTTGACTGTGGAAAGTAAGGAACCACCTCGCCTGACGTGGTTAAAAGCAGGCACAGTTAACTAATTACAGTCCATTCTGTGGGCTGTGGTGAGTTGATTAATAGATAGGAGATAGAGATGGAAATATGGTTTAAGGAATTTGAGTCACATGGACGTCAGATTCTAATCAAGAAAGCTCATGACGCAGATGAGCAAAAAGTCGGAGTACAGTATTGCTGGCCTGAGAAGATTTTCGATGTCGACTTTGGATTATGGATAGATTACGACGACGATGACGAGGAAAGCTTTGATAAAGCGGAAGAAGCACGCAACAAGCTATTCGACACCCTCGATCAGGAAGCAGTAGATACCGCGGTGAGTAACTTAATTCAAAAACTCAAGCTTGATGATTAGCATCGTGTTTAGTTAATAACGGAGGGAGCATGACATCCCTCGTTCAGCAGTAACCCACCCTATATTTAGATATATAAACAAGACATTTCGTAATTAATTATATTCATTAAAAGGAAATAAAAATGATGAAACAAAAAACCAGTGTCGTTATTAACGTAAAATTAACTTTAGAACATGGAATTAAATCACCACATGTTAAAGTAAAAACAAAAATATACGTTCATGAAGAAACTCCAGAATTAGAATTATTACTAAATAACTTCTCAGATAATTTAGTTGGAGAAAATTCAATTAAATCATCATTTGAAAAAGCGATTATAAATACATTACTCAATAAAAAAACACACTAATAAAATTCAAATCATTAAAAATAAATTAATACACCTTCACTTCGCCAACACCAGATAACCGCCTTATCTCTCATCTAACGGGGTCACCATGACAACTAACTATTACAGCGCTATGCGTGACGGCATGGCGGTGCGTATCACTACGCCTCAAGCACGTAAAAATAAACGTACAAGCCCATGGTTATTCAGTTTAGCTGTGGTCATTGTAACAACCGTTGGCGTAATACCGACATTTGTAAGTTGAGGTGATTATGCAAATTTCATACAGCTACTCGAACGGAACTCGGGTAGTAGACGACAAAACAGTCATGGAATTTGACGAAAGTAGCAAACTCAGTATTGAGACAGGAAGTTTCGCTGAGCTGGCTAAATTAACGGAAATCGACCCAGTTGAAGCTCTGCAATGGATTATGCAGTTCGACAAGGAAGAGATTGACAGGATTGTCAATGAAGCAAGCAAGGATGCACCTGTTTCTAAGATGAATCTGCTAAGGAGGGTTGCGTGACTCAGCATCAACAATGGCTAGAAGAATTACGCAGGAAGCGTAAAGAATCGCAGGAACGCGAACACGATGAATTTATGTATCAAACGGAAGTGTTAGGACGACAAGGATTGTCTATGCCTCTCAAGGACTTTTCAGGAGATTTTCAATGAACGTTTCTAACTCATACCCTACCGATAAATACCCCCAATTAACATCACCGTCATTAGCAAAAAACAGAGAGGAAGCTCTGGCTCAAGCTATTGCAATGATTGAGGGATGTTTGCCAAATACGAGTGCGCCAGACAGGGAAAAACGATTAGCAATGGAACTGCTACACATGAACTTGGACGCATCGAAAAATCACCCTCCTCTACCTGCTCATATTCAGGCATTACGTGATGCGGAAAGGAATTCTGCACCGAGTAATAAGTTTGAAGTCGATTACTACGGAAGCGATCGCCGTCAGGGTCAATATTTAGGGGATTAATATGACTGCTGTATACAAAGCTATTAGTAATGTTGCTAGAGAAATGGCTGAAACGGGCATTAAAAAAGGAAGTGTAAACCAACAACAAGGATTTATGTTCAGAGGAATCGATGCAGTATATAACGCCCTTGCCCCTGCTCTAGTTAAACATGGATTACTTATTCTTCCACGGATCATTGAACGTACCGTCACGGAAAGACAAACACAAAGAGGTAGCTTGTTATTCTATGTCGTAGTGAAAGCTGAGTTTGAATTTGTTTCTGTTGAAGACGGAAGCAAACACACGGTTGTGACTTATGGTGAAGCAATGGATAGCGGAGACAAAGCCACAAATAAAGCCATGTCTATTGCATATAAATACGCAGCTTTCCAAACATTTTGTATACCAACCGAAGAAACGGCAATCGATGCTGATGCAGAAGTCCACAATGTAGCACCGAGAACACCAGATCAAATATTGAAAGATTTTACTAATTCAGCAATGGCTATTACAGATCTCAATATTTTGAAAAAAGAATTTGGTGAAACATGGAAGTTACTCAGGAAAACGCCTGAACAATCAAAAGCAAAGGAAGTATATAACATCAGAAAATCAGAATTGGAGGCGATGTAATGGCAAGTAAAGGTGTAAACAAAGTCTTATTGATAGGACATCTAGGTTAAGATCCTGAAATGCGTTACCTCCCAAATGGCGATGCAGTTACTAATATTACATTAGCCACCAGCGATTCATGGAAAGATAAACAATCAGGTGAAACCAAGGAACGTGTCGAATGGCATAGAGTTGTGATATTTGGAAAGCTCGCCGAAATCGCTGGAGAATATCTGCGTAAAGATTCACAAGTTTATATCGAAGGCCAATTACAAACACGTAAATGGCTAGACCAAAGCGGACAAGACCGATACACAACGGAAGTGGTAGTCAATGTTGGCGGTTCGATGCAAATGCTAGGCGGTAACAGTGGTAATCAGGCAGGAAGCCAGAAGCCACAGCAGAATCAAGGATGGGGTCAGTCGCAGCAACCGCAAGCACCACAACAGCAAGCTAAGCAACAAGCACCACAATATCCTGAACCATCAATGGATTTCTCAGACGACATCCCATTTTGAACAACCTACCCCGTTTAACCAAAGGATATAACCATGCCTGTAACTACTGAGGTGGTGAGAGTCTATTACTCGCCAACTAGGAATAGGAGATATTTTTAGCAAGGAAGCCGCAATTAAGGCCGAAGCCAAGGCGCGAATATTCAAGAAATACCCATCTGAGCCTTATGAATCCGACACTGGATATGCTGGCTACAACATTTGGGATGATAGACCTGAATTCTATCATCGAGCATTACGTTTTCTTTGTTACCTAATAAAGAAAAACATCAACTAATTCATGGACTCAATGCAAGGGTGCAAACAGGAGATAGATATGACAGATAAACTCAAAGAAGAGATTAACGCACTTCAACAAGAAGTAGCTAGAGGTCACGTATATGAGTGGGAGTTACACAGGCTAAATTTACTACTCTTAGTAGCTGAACATTACCTTTCAGAAAATAATCCCAAAGAAGCTCACCTTTGGGTTCAAAGTATATTTCAGTGGATTGATTCAGAATTTCACGAAGAGATGAAAAACAATGCTGGAGATATTAACGCTTGGTTTAATAAGCAAATGGAAGGCGCAGTTGGTACCGAGAAAGCGTTAAAAGTAACTCGTGAATTATATCCTGAAATCGAAAAGCTACGGATAGCTTAATTTAACTCACAGGGATGCAATGAAGAGGAATGAATGATGGCAATAATTCAATTTTATACAACAAGAAGCAAAGACGAAAACCCATCAAAAATTACTAACAACCTCCGATATGAATTTCCAGATGATCATAACTTCAGTGCTGATAATGACCTCGATTCATGCATTGAAGCATGTGCAGAATATTATCACGCTGATTGTGACGGATGGGAAGATAAATGGCCGTTGTTATTCATGTTATGGATTGACGACCAATATCTTGGCACGTTTGAAGTTGAGCGTGAGTTTGACCCAGTGTTTTCAGCAAATAAGGTGGGATGATGAAAGTTGAGCAATCTCAAGTTACTAAGTTAGTAATAACGGATGTTGAGCGACATGATCCCATCCATGTTTATCTTGAGGACTACGGTGATAACGATGCAAATGCTGAATACGCTAAAAAGCAAGTTATCAAACTACGCAAAGATGATGAAATAGATAAACACGAAGCAAGGGAATATTGGGACTTAATCGAAGTATCAGATAATGTTAAAGATGAGTGCTGCATAAGTTTTATAGGCGAAAAATTAACAACTTTATTTGATGATGCTTTGCATGCCGATTGGCCCACTATTCCCAACCCTGAATATATAAGAATGGAATCACGATTAAACGCTGTTCGTGAGGCATTAAAGCAAATAAGTGTGAATTAAGGAGGTCTTTTGACAGTGGATTAGTCACATGGATGTGAGTATGATTCCTGCTTTAAATAAGGAGGGATTATGTCTGATAAAGGTGAGAATTGTTTAACTTTCGTACTATGGTGGTCATTTATAATTATATTATTTACCACTGTTTTCCTTCTAGGTTTTTCTTTTATTTATTATTCACAAATAAGCCTAGATAGTAAAATATCATCATTTTTTAGCTTTACATCTACATTTGGTATAGTTGCCACAATTACTGTTTATTTTTTACAAAAAAAACACTCAATAGAGTTAGAAAATAAAAAAAATGAAAGAATCGATTCATCGATATCAAAAATATTATTAATGGAATGCCAAAGAATTGGTTATGACGTAGAGTTTATGCAAAAATCATACATGTTTTTATCACAAAAAAAACCCGATAATCCAGAAGTGAAAAAGGATGGGATATACTACTACATAATGACTGGATTTGGTGAACAAAAAAGGTGTATAAGATATTTTTATAGAATGGATACATCAAAACTTATGGAAGCATTAAGGCTAGCTGTAAACAATAATAGCAAATACTTCGATACTATCTACCAATTTATTGATGATGTTGATATGGTAAATAATAACTTAGATAACTGGTTATTTGATGTTAAATTTATATATCAAGAAAATAATATTTATAATATGAGTTTAAGCAATCTTTATAGAATAATAAATGAAATTTACCATTAACCCTGCACTAGCAGGGTTTTTTATACCTAAAGCTCAGAGCCAACTATGCAAATAATCGGATATGTATTACTCATACTAATACAGGGTTCTGCTGTTCCTGTAACGGAAGATATATACACGCAATCGGAATGAAATAAACGTTCTGAATATTTAATGTCAGTGAGAAATGTTGAAGTTGTTTGTGGAGATGTATGGAATGAAAGATAAATATTATGCTGGCTTAGAAAATTACAAAGATTGCATTGAGATTGAACCTACAACAAAGGATTGTTTTATTTTAAATACTCCATCTTGGAATATGGACGTTACAAAACAAGACTTAATTGATATCAAAAATACTATTAATGAAATACTAGAGGCTGATAATGAATAAATACACCGAACTATCTGATTTCGAGATTAATAAAAGGGTTGCTATTTTCATTGGCTTTTCGTGCTATTACGGTGACGGAAGCTATACAAATGGCTTGGGCTCTCGCGCTACAATCGTGAAAGGTAAAAATAACCATGGTAATTTCAGGTTGGGAGAGTTCGACCCATGCAACAACTCAGCCGATGCAATGCCGATTATTATTGGAAATTTGATATCGTTAATGGCAGATATGTCAGAGGATAGAGGGTCAGCTTGGTGGTGTGCAAGTGATATTTCAAATGGAATCACATCGAGATATAAATCGAACCCACTGCGCGCAGCTATGGAAGTTTTCTTGATGGTAAAGGATGCGGAGAATGAAAAAGTATGACTTGATATTGTGCGATCCACCTTGGTCTTACAATAACAAAGTTTCAAATGGCGCAGCAGATAATCATTACAACACCACCGATTTATATTCCCTCTCTCGATTACCAATAGAAAAACACTCCTCTAAAAATGCCGTACTGTTTATGTGGTACTCCGGAAACTTTGCACTCGAAGCAATTAAATTAGCCGAAGCATGGGATTTTAAAGTTAAAAACATGTTCGGGTTCGCATGGGTGAAATTAAATAAAAATGCAGAAGATAGAATAAATAAAAAACCACCAGAAGATTTCTTTGACTTTATGGAAATATTAAACAATGAGACGAAGATTAATTGCGGTAATTACACTCGTCAAAATATTGAAATGTGTTTAATAGCCACAAGAGGTAATGGATTACCTCGTCAATCTGCAAGTGTTCGACAAGTTATTTATTTGTGCTTAGATGAACACAGCTAAAAGCTCAAAGAGGTACATCATCGTTTAGAAGAATTATACGGAGATGTTCCTCGCATCGAATTATTTGCTCGAGAGAAATACGGTGATAGGGATGTATATGGCGACCAAGCGGAAGAAAGTATTCAATTAATATAAAAGGAATAAAAAAAGTAAATAGGAGAAACAATAAATGAAGCGGATAACATTATCAGAATGGAATAATAAATATTTCGCCAAACCTAGAAGTCCACGGCAATTATCTCGCTATATAAAGGAAGGTAGGTTATACCCTGCTCCAGAAAAGGTTGGTAGAGAATATGAGTTAGAACCGTGGACAATTCTAACAAATGACAAAATGGTAAGGGAACCGCAATATTTAATGGAGAAAATTAATGGGCAGAAGCAGAAGTGCAAAGAACAAGGGGCTACCGCCTAACTTGTATTTGCGTAAAGGGATTTACTATTACAGGGATGTAAGAACTAAAAAGGAATTTTCTGTTGGCTCAAACAAATCATTGGCAATAACCGAAGCCATACAAGCCAATTTAGCTATTTATAAACCTAAAGAGCCATTAGTTGACAGAATTAATAATGTTCACTGTGTAACATTGCATGAGTGGCTTGATACTTATAGGGGGAAGGTAAACAGCCGGGGGTTAAAAGAGAAGACGCTCTACGATTACGAATCAAGAATAAAGTTAATCAAATTACACTTTAATGACTGTCCAATTGAGAATGTAACACCAAGAGATGTAGCCACATTTATTTCAGAGTACCCTAAAAAGGCAATGGCAAAATTACTAAGGTCCACTATGCTAGATGCTTTTAATGAAGCCATTGCGGATGGTGTGATAAAGGAAAATCCCGTTTCCGTGACAAAGCCGCCAAAAACAAGCGTTCAGCGCTCAAGGTTATCGCTAGAAGAGTTTAAATACGCCTTGGAGCACACAAATGACAAATATAGGCATATGTTTCTACTAGCGGTCCTTACAGCTCAGCGCATTAGCGATATTATCAATATGAAGTGGGATGATATAAAAAATGATAGGCTGTATGTCACCCAAATAAAAACAGGTTCTAAAGTAGCAATACCACTCTCATTAAGACTTGAGTCTATTGGTTATTCTATTAAAGATGTTTTAAATCTCATGAATAGGAACTCAGATAAAATCTGTGGCAATACCACAGCAAAAACATTAAGAGGTAAGTTTATCGAAGCCCTACCTGAGTATTTGGAAAATAAACCAACATTTCATGAAATTAGAAGTTTATCTGCAAGATTATATGAAGAAGAAAAAAGTGCTGAGTTTGCAAAGAAAATACTTGGCCACAAATCTATGAGAATGACAGATAAATACCTTGATGATAGAGGTAATGGCTACGTTGAATTGTGA